CTTTTGCTGTAAAAGAAAGACGTTATGTCGAGCTAACAATTGCCAAGCAAAATCGCAATAAAGCCTTTGAAAAGAAAGAGCAAGCTTGTAATTCTTTTTCGCTTATTAGTTTTATTTTTGATCTCGCCATTGGCTCTTTTGTGGAAGGCAACAGAGCATTTCGCGACGGAATTCCTGTTGCGCTAACAGAGTCTACTAGGGCAGGGCGACAAAGAGCCATCGTTGACGGACAAAGAAGATACGAGCTTGAGGACTGGGCATTCAGTTCTTCAGCATGTGCAAGTGCCACTGCTGCTTATGACAGCGCGGAGGCGGCACTAGCAGCGGCTCAGGCCGCATATGACACCGCAGTTAGCAATTACAACGTAGCATTTGCTGCACTGCCAGAGGACGACCCTATATGGCAGTTAGACATTTGTGGTAAGCGCACTTCTAGTTGCAAGCTTCGGTTTCCTCGCCAGGCATTACCATTTGGAGGATTTCCGGGCGCATCCTTGCAAAAATAATGACACCCTCTAGCTTATTTTTCCCTTTTGCCGCATTAAAGCCAGCCATGCGCAAACATGCCATGTCATCACCTGATCAGGAAGTTTGCGGGCTGATTGCTGCGAATAAATATTGGCCCTGTAAAAATACCCACCCATTGCCCTCTCAATTTTTTGCCATTGCAGCAAAGGACTATGCTCGCATTGAAAAGGAAGGTGCCATCCAAGGAATATTTCATTCGCACATTGACAGACAATCGAAGTTCAGTCCTGAAGATGTGAAGAGTTGCAAAGCTTCACAAGTGCCATGGGTGCTGTTCTGCTTAGGAACCAGTGAATGGTCTTATGCTGATGCGTCTGGAAACGCCCCTTTGCTGGGAAGACCATGGGTGTACGGTATTTACGATTGCTACTCATTGTTCAGGGATTTTTACAAAAGTGAATTTAACATTGAGCTGGCAGACTATGACCGTGGCGCAGAATTTGAATGGACAAGTCCAGAGTGGCGCATGTTTGAAAAGAACGTTAAAGATCAAGGTTTTGTTGAAGTGGAGAGCGCAAAAAGAAAAGGAGACATGCTTCTAATGCAGTTACAATCTCCCTTTCCGAACCATACGGGAGTAATCACCAATCCTTCTCGCAATATTTTCTATCATCATCTCTTGGATCGCTTTTCGGAAGAAAACGTTTATGGTGGGTATTGGGCAAAGCATACCAACAAGGTGCTGAGACACAAGGAGTTACTGTGACATGTTGATGCAAGTCAAGCTTTTAGGAGACCTTGGCCAGAAGTTTGGTCGCCATTATGAATTTGTAGCGGACAGTCCTCGCGAAGTGATTTCTGCGTTGTCCAATCAACTAGCAGGGTTCAAGCAATATTTGTGCGAAGCCCATGAGAGGAATGTAGCTTTCAAGCTGGTGGACGATGACCCTGAAGGCATGTCTTATGAAAATGCAGTCATGCCCTGCAAGCGCCTTATTATTGCTCCAATGGTAATGGGAGGAGGCTCTGCTGGTAAAATTCTTTTAGGAGTGGGCCTGATTGCACTGTCTTTTGTAAGCTTTGGTCCGGGCGCCTTTGCTGGCGTGGGAGGATTGGCGCAGACTGCTACAGCCGCTGCGGTGCCTGCCTTTACGGCAACAGGAAGCATGATTCTTTTTAAGCTTGGCGCAACATTGCTTTTTGGTGGCATCGCGGAGCTACTCACGCCCACACCCAAAGACGGAGGAAGAGAGGAAAGCTTTCTGTTTGATCAAGCGGCAGAAACGAGCGTACAAGGCACTCCAGTACCATTAAATTATGGTCGATACTTAGCCACATCTCCAGCCCTTATATCTTCGTCTGTAACCACTTATCAAGTGCCCGTATAATGGAACACTATGAAATGGTAAGGGGTGGATGGTCTGTTGCCATTCAAGGTGCTGGCGGCGGCGGTGGCGAGGAAAGCCCTGACACTCTCAAAAGCCGTGCTCAATCGTCAACTGTTTCTATTCTTTCAGAAGGAGAAATAAAAGGCTTTTTAGACAGTGAAGATCCGCTAAAAAAAATATTCTTGGATGATGTGCCAATTAAAAATGCTCTAGGTGATTACAATTTTGAAATAGAACAAATTACTACATTTAGCAACGTCAGCGCCGAAGGAAAAGGCGGAGTGCCTACTGGTAAGGCAAACCCTGGTACGTCTTTTAGTCGTACAACTTACATAGATAATCCAAGCCCTCAAACAGCTCGCCAAACACAAACTATCGATTCCTTGGTAGTTGACTATCGCGTGGGCACGCAAGACCAATCTGCAATGCCAGGTTTTGATGATGTGCGAGTGGAACAAGCAGTGGGCAGTCGTTTAACGCAAGCCGCTGGTGCCACAACTCGTGTGACCACTTCAGCAGACTTTAATCGCATTCGCCTAAGGGTGGGAGTGGCGGCTCTCACTAGCACAGACAAAAAAGGAAATACCAAGGGCACTTCAGTTCAATTTCGCATTCAAATCAGGCCAGAAGGAGGATCATTAATTGTTAACGAGCTTCAGACCATTGAAGGCAAGAGCTCTGGGCCTTTTGATTATGAATACGAATACAAGCTTTCTGGCAATGGGCCATGGGTGATTACTTTGTCAAGAGAAACAGCAGATTCAGACAGCGTTAGGCTCCAAAATGATCTGATATGGCGAGCCATCATTGGCATTTACGATCAAGCTTATCGCTACCCCAACACTTCATTGCTAGGGATAAAAGTAGGCGCGGAAAATTTTACGGCGGTGCCAAAAGTGGCAGTAGACCTGCTTGGTATGAAAGTAAAAATTCCCACTAACTACGATCCTTATACTCGCACGTATTCAGGCATTTGGAATGGCACCTTTAAGACTGATTGGACTGACAATCCTGCCTGGATTTTTTACGACCTGCTGAGCAATGCACGCTATGGCTGCGGGCAATTTATTGCCGAGGCCAACATTGATCGTTATAGCCTTTTTGCCATTGCTCAATATTGCGACGAAATGGTTTCAGATGGCAGGGGTGGCATGGAGCCACGGTTAACTTTCAATGGTTATATCAATGATCGCGGGGAAGCCTATGAAGTATTAAATGCTTTAGCGGCATCGTTTCGTGGCATGCTTTATTTCAGCGAAGGTGTTATTGTTGCCGTCCAAGACAAACCAAAGCCTATTACAAAAGTTTATTCTCCTGCTAATGTATATCAAAAAACAGAGGAGGATGGCCGCACTTCTGAGCCTCCTTTTCTTTATGAAGGCACAGCGAGAAAGGCTCGCAAGACCGTAGCCTTAGTTAGCTGGAACGACCCCAAGGATCGGTATAAAGTGAAGATTGAATACGTGGAAGACAGGCTTGGTCTGTTGCGTTATGGCTACCACGAAAAGGAAGTAAGAGCCTTTGGCACTACTTCCCAAGGGCAAGCGCAAAGGCTTGGAAGATGGTTGCTACTAACTGACCAGCTAGAAACAGAAACAGTCACTTTTAAGCTGGGCGTTGAAGGAAATTTTGTTTTGCCAGGCGAGATTATTGGCGTGGCAGATCCATCAAAAGGAGGAAAGCGCTATGGGGGGAGAGTGATTGCTTCCACTCCTTCTGGCATCACCATTGATTCTCCATTTAACTTCGATTCAGCATCTTCCTATGAGCTTTCTGTGATGAATGCCAGTGGCGTAGTAGAAACTAAGCCGCTTCCTATGCTTTCAGGCAGCATTAGTACCATTCCATTGCTGACAAACCTAGCTGCAGATGTGGTGACAGGGGCGCCGTGGGTGTTACAGGAAAATTCAGACGGGGTGAGGCTGTTTAGAGTGGTAGCTGTAAATGAAGACGAAGGCATCTTGACCGTGCTGGGAACATTGTATAACGAAGATAAATTTTCACAAACAGACGAGGGAACTATTTTGCAGCAAAGCATTAATTCAACGGTTCAAGGACTAGGACTGCCAAAGGTGCAGGAATCGTCTATCGTCCTAGGGGCTGCTGTGTAATGGCTAATTACGAAGCAAGTTGGGACTTTCCTCAGTATTCTGCTTATTCTATTCTGAACGTGATCAATCCAGCCGTTTGCT